AAGTCCGACGAGACTACTGAAGGGTTTTCTCCGATCCAAGAAGTTACAGAAGAAGAAGTAAAACAAGTTAAAGCTGAAGTTAAAGAAGCTAAAAGAGACGAGCAAGTATTAGGTAGACAATTACCTGAAAATGTAGAAAAACTTGTAAACTTTATGGAAGAGACAGGTGGCACTGTAGAAGACTATGTTAGATTAAATGCTGACTATAGTAATGTTGATGAAAAAACTTTATTAAGAGAATATTATAAAAAACATAAACCTCATTTAGATTCAGATGATATAAATCTTATTTTAGAAGATTATCAATGGGACGAAGATATACATGAGGAAAAAGAAATACGAAAGAAAAAACTAGCTTTTAAAGAAGAAGTTGCTAAAGCTAAAACTTACTTAGATGAGTTAAAAGGTAAATACTACGACGAAATTAAATTGCGTCCAGGTGTTACGCAAGAGCAACAAAAAGCAATGGATTTTTTTAATCGTTACAATAAACAGCAAGAACAGGCCGAGCAAATGCACACGGAGTTTAAACAGCGTACTAAAGAGCTATTTGGCGAAAATTTCAAAGGTTTTGATTTTGAAGTCGGAGGTAAAAAGTACAAGTATAACATACAAAACCGAGATGCAGTTGCAGAAAACCAATCAAACATTGAAAATCTGATAGGGAAGTTCCTAGATTCAGACGGAAATGTAGTAGACCCGAGCGGTTATCATAAAGCAATGTATGCTGCTGAAAACGTAGATAAAATCGCTACACATTTTTACGAGCAAGGCAAAGCCGATGCAGTTAAAGACGTAGTTAAATCATCTAAAAATCTTTCTGATGTAAAAGCAAGAGAAAGTAATACAGGTGAAGTCTTTGTCGGTGGCTTTAAAGTTAAATCTATTAGCGGTGCAGATTCTACAAAATTGAAAATCAAAACACGTAAGTTTAACTAATTAATTTAATAATTATGGGTACATTAAGTCCACAATTTGGGAGTTTAATACCATCGCAAACGCAACAATTATTAGCTACAAACTATTTACAGTTTACTAATAACGGTGGTGGTGCTGGTATTCCTGATAATTTCGCTGACTTCGCTCAGCAATACTTACCAGAGGTCTACGAACAAGAAGTAGAGCGTTATGGAAACAGAACGTTATCTGGTTTTTTAAGAATGGTTGGTGCAGAAATGCCAATGACCTCAGATCAAGTAATCTGGTCTGAACAAAATAGATTACATATTGCATATAACAATGTTACTTTAGGCGCAGGTGCTGCTGTAAACTCTACAAACATCCAAGTTCCAGCTAACGCTGACATGGTGATGAGTGTAAACGATACTGTTGTAGTTTTAGATCCAGCTACTGGATTAGAAGCTAAATGTATCGTAACTGTAGTAAACGCTTTAGGTGCTGGTGGTGACGTAGATGTGCAATGTTTTGATCCTGTAACAGCATTAGTTGCTGGACAAGGATTCTCAGCAAATGGTTGTAAAGTATTTGTATATGGTTCTGCCTATACAAAAGGAACAACTACTGTAGGTGCTGGTTCAGTTAATAGTAACTCAGCAGTTAGAAATAGCGTAGAGCCTAGCTTTACTCAATTTTCTAACTCTCCAGTTATTATTAGAGATCAGTATGTTGTATCAGGTTCTGATATGGCGCAGATTGGTTGGATCGAAATTGCAACTGAAGATGGTGCTTCTGGATATTTATGGTATCTAAAAGCTGAGTCTGAAACTAGACTAAGATTCGAAGATTACTTAGAAATGGTATGTTTAGAAGGTGAATTAAACGCTGGTATTGGTGACCTTGGTGCAAGTCAAGATTACAGTGCTACAAGACTACCAGGTACGCAAGGTTTATTCTCTGCTATCCAAGAAAGAGGTAATGTTGAAGTTGGATTCTCTGCTGCAAGCGGTATTAACGACTTTGATGAAATTCTTAGAAACTTAGATACTCAAGGAGCAATTGAAGAAAACATGCTTTTCTTACAAAGACAAACTGCTCTTGACTTTGATGATATGCTTGCTGCAATTTCATCTGGAGTCAGTGGTGGTGTTGCTTATGGATTATTTGAAAATTCAGAAGAAATGGCACTTAACCTTGGATTCTCAGGATTCAGAAGAGGTTCTTATGATTTTTACAAAACTGATTGGAAATACTTAAATGACGCTTCAACTAGAGGTGGTATTAACGGTATTAACTCAATTGAAGGTGTATTAATTCCTGCTGGAACTTCTACTGTTTACGATCAAATCTTAGGAACTAATATCAGAAGACCTTTCTTACACGTTAGATATAGAGCTTCTCAAGCTGACGATAGAAGAATGAAGTCTTGGATTACTGGTTCTGCAGGTGGTGCATTTACTTCAACTCTTGATGCAATGGAAATAAACTTCCTTTCAGAAAGATGTTTAGTAACACAAGCTGCTAATAACTTTGTATTATTCAAAGGTATCTAGTATTTATATAAGGTAAAGGGCGTCAAAAAGCAAATGCTCAAAAAGGCGCCCATATGCCTTTAACTATTTAATTATATTATATTATGGCAAAAGAAAAAAAAGAGGTAGTAGTCGAAGAAACAGTTGTTGAGACTAAACCTGTCAAAAAAGAAAAAAAGGTTGAAAAACCTAAATGGGAAAATAAAGATAGAACATACTATTTAAAAGGAACTAAAAGTCCATTAACTTTAACTATACCAGCTAAGCATACAAGAAAGCATGCTTTATTATGGTTTGACACTGAAAAACAAAAGCAAAGAGAACTTAGATATGCAACAAATATGTCTAGTCCATTTGTTGATGAGCAAAACGGTGAGGTTACATTAGGACATATTACTTTTAAAGATGGTGTACTTCTAGTTCCTAAAAGTGATATATGTTTACAAAGACTGTTAAGCTTATATCACCCTTTAAAAAATAAATTATATTACGAATGGCAACCAGCTGCTGTAGCAGAAAATGAACTTGATATTCTTGAGTGGGAAATTGACGCTTTAAATGCTGCTAGATCAATTGATATTGATCAAGCCGAAGCAATAATGAGAGTTGAGCTAGGATCAAAAGTAAACACAATGAGTTCTAAAGAAATAAAAAGAGACTTATTGTTGTTTGCTAAGAAAAATCCTCAGTTATTCTTACAGTTAGCTAATGATGAAAACGTAATGTTAAGAAACCTAGCAATTAGAGCTCAAGAGTTAGGTATAATAAAATTATCTCAAGATCAAAGAACATTTATGTGGGGTTCAACTAATAGAAAGTTAATGAACGTTCCATTTGATGAAAATCCATATTCAGCTTTTGCAGCTTATTTAAAGACTGACGAAGGTGTTGAAGTTTTTAAATCTATAGAGAAAAAACTAAATTAACAAGTGATAATAATATAGGGGTGACATTAGTCACCTCTGTATTATAATAAAAATATTAAAATGGTAGATGTAAATACAGTATATACTACGGTCTTGTATATTTTAAACAAAGAACAAAGAGGTTATATACCACCTGCTGAATTCAATAGTTTAGCTACTCAAGTTCAAAAAGAAATATTTGAGTCATATTTTCCAGATGGAAATCAATTAGACAGAGCTAATCAACAAAATATACAAAATGACACAGAGTTCTTTAACATGTATAAAGACAATGCTTATAAAGTTTCTTATTTTGAAAATGACGTTGTTTTTAATTATGATGCTGTAAATCAAGTTTGGCTTGATAATGCGCCTAGAACTCTTTATAGAGTAGGAGAAATTATATCTACATATATAGGAAATCCTACTTTAGAATCTATAACTGATTTAGTAAGTAAAAAAGATTTTACTGAAACAACAAAGTCTAAATTAACAACTCCCACAACACAATATCCTTTGTGTTATTTAACCAATATTTTAGAGACGTTCCAATATAGAATAGCATTAAAAATATTTCCTTTACCCGACGCGGTAACGGTTAATTGTATAGTAGCTCCAGAAGATCCAAATTGGGCTTTTACAACAGGAACATTAGGTCAATATTTATATGATTTTAATAATTCAACTCAGTTTCAGCTTGATGTTTCTGAGCAAACAAATTTAATAATAGGTATATTAAAATATGCTGGTGTAATAGTAAGAGACCCTGAAATAATTCAAACAGCAACTCAAGAAGCAGCTGCAGTTCAACAAAACGAAAAATCATAATGGAACAAATACTAGAAACAAACGCACAATATTATCAAGGCGCGCAGATATTTAAATCTGCAGGAGCTGCTACAGAGTATAAAACTACTTTTGATACAAATTTAGTTTTTTTTACATCAGATCCTAATGCTATTGATTATGGTAGAAATAATTTTAAAGTTTATTCTAGTGCTACAGGTATGCCTGGAACTTATGTTGAAGTAGCTGGATTACCTGAACCTTATACCGTTGAAAATAATGAAATTAGATTTGCTGGAGGATTACAACCGCCTGCTGGAACTTATGTGGCTGTTCAGTTAAAAAAATTAGACGGAGGATTATATGGTCAAACTGAGCAAGAAAAAGCTTTTGGACAAGCAGTAGAAGATAATTATGGAGGTTATCAATATGTAAAATTAATTGATATAGTTAATAATTTTATGGTTGGCTATGTTGGTGATGGTAAAGTTATACAAACATGTAAAAAATCTGATGTTGTGTTTTTTGCTAAAAGAAGTTTGCAGGAGTTTAGCTATGATACTTTAAAAAGTATTAAATCTACAGAGCTAACAATACCTGATTCTTTATCTTTAGTAATACCTCAAGACTATGTTAACTATGTTTCATTATCTTGGATAGACCGTTTAGGAGTTAAACACCCTATTTATCCTGCAAATAACTTAACTATTGATCCTTATTATACAAATATACAAGACAACGCAGGTGTTCCTACTCAAGATAATTTTGGTGAAAATATAGAAGGAACTTCAATAACTGAAGAGCGCTGGAAAAAAGCAAATCAAAGACTTATAAATGGAAGTTGGTATGCAGATTTTGAATTTTTTGGATATGCAAACCCAGACTTATGGAGTTTAAATGGACCGTGGAACTGGGGTAGATTATATGGTATTGAACCACAAAGAAGTAATTTTAACGGGTGGTTTGGTATAAATGAAAGAGAAAATAAA